ATGGAGCTGGCCATTGAAATCATTGAGGGGCAGGCATGAACAAGCAACGTCAGGCGCTGGAATTGGCGCTGAAGGCTATCGAAAGTGGTGGCGCTGTGGAAGACATGATGGCTGCTGAAAAAGCCATCGAAGAAGCATTGGCCGAACGAGAACTGTTGCTTGATGAGCGTGCAAGCAGTCAAGCGTGTCACGTTGCGTGGAAGCAATGCGCCAACACTATTGATAAATTTGATGGTGACCCTTACGGCGCATTTACGATGGGTTTCCATGCGGGAATACAGGCGTCAATTAACGCGAAGCACCCACCAGCGAAACCGGCAGCGTACCTTGATTTGAGTAATAACATTGCATATTCGATGCGCGAGTTATCTAACGAAGATGCGTATGATACAGACGCAATGGTGCCGCTTTACCTGTCACCACCCATCCGCAAGCCGATGACAGACCATTTGCGTGACGCTACGAAAATGCCACAGCCACTGACGGAACCAGAATTGAACGCTATTGAGCCTACATGGCCGAATGGATGGGATTACGATGATGTTCTGGAGTTCGTCAGAACGATCGAACGGGCGCATGGGATTAGAGGTGATGAATGAGTTGGCATTATTTGCAGGAGGGGGAGGCAGCGTGTTGGCCGGCAAACTCCTTGGCTGGCGCACCTGTTGTGCTGTTGAAATTGATGCCGGAGCCCGTCAGATCCTATTGGACAGAATGCGAGACGGAATCCTTGAACCATTCCCAATTTGGAATGACGTCAGCACATTCGATGGCAATCCATGGAGAGGGAGCATTGACGTCATCACAGGAGGATTCCCATGTCAGGACGTCAGTATTGCGGGGGGGGGGGCAGGATTGGACGGCGCAAAATCAGGACTCTGGATGGAAATGGCCAGGATCATTCGCGAGGTTCGACCATCATTCGTGTTCGTGGAAAACTCGCCAATGCTCACTGCTAGAGGACTCGGACGAGTACTCGCAGACTTGGCCGGAATGGGGTTTGATGCAAGGTGGGGAGTGTTTTATGCGTCCACAGTGGGAGCAGCGCACCATCGAGCCAGACTTTACTTGGTTGCTTACACCGACAGCGCAAAGTTGGAAAGCATGGACGTTCCGCAATCCATTGGCATTGATCCGAAAGAATCACGCAGACGGCAACTTGCAAGAGCAGTTAATGCGGCTTTACCAGCGAATGACTACACCGCGATGCCAAGAAATCCTGATGATGTGGCCAGAGGGATGGACGGACTCAAAGCCACTGGAAATGGCTGGGTTCCAGCAGTGGCTGCACGAGCATGGAACATGTTGAGGATCATGAAATAAAAAACGGAGCACCACTAAACGATGACCGAGTGAAAGCGCAGTTTGAGGGGAGAAAGTGGTATCACGGCAAACCATGCAAAAATTGTCAGACAACAGAAAAGTACGTTGAAAACTACCTGTGCCGCGAGTGTGCAAAACGCAAAGCACGCGAACGGGCACAAGCCAAAAGGATCGCAAAATGAGTAAAGTTCTGAAAGAAGTCACGGCCACCATTGGTCAATACCAAAACGCCCAAGGTCAAACAAAATATCGCTATCAGCGCATCGGATCTGTCATCGAGACCAAAAACGGCCCAATGCTCAAACTCGATGTGGTGCCGTTGAAGGAAGGTGGCTGGGACGGCTGGGCATACCTGAACGATCCACGCCCGAAGGATGACATGCCGGGCAAGGCAGCGCCATTCCATGATGATGAGGTGCCCTTCTAATGCTGCGCCCCATCCGTGATAGGGTCATCGTGGAGCCCATAAAAGCCGCTGAGACCATCTACATCGCTGGGGAGCCACAGGGAGTGGTGCATGGCAAGATCGTCGCTCACGGCCCCGGCAGACGGAATAGGTGAGTCATGAACGAATTAATCAACAAAGCCTGGCGCGTCATCAATAGCTGCCAGACGCCCCGGCAGGCGCGTGGCGCTATGATCTATCTCGACTTGCTGGAGGACAGATATCCTGACCTCGATGTCAGTCCGTTGCGCCGGGAGCTGAGGGTGCTCTTTGAGATATGACCGACACCGATCTAATGGCAGGGCTGTTACTTTTCACCTGCACCACAGCCGCAATTGCATGGATTTTCTGGCGTCATGAGAAATGATGCCTATACTGCAATCTCCCTTGACGGGGAACTCAGCATTAGGCCGGACTCATCATCCGGCCTTTTTTTATGCGTCCAGCAGTGACGCGATGCGCCTTGCCCATCCCTTGCCGAAGGCGTCCCAGGTCTTGAGGTCGGTCATAAACTGGAGCCGCTGGCCCAGCATCCTGCGGCACAGCAGATGCCCGTCAGTGAGCGCTATGGCCTGCAAGGTTTGCGGGCCGAGCAGACCATCATCCTTAACCCTCGCGGCCCGCTGGAGCCATTTTGTGGCCTGCAACACGCCACTGTTTACGGCAGCATCAAACACCGGATACCGCACTGCTGGCGGCAACTCATCGCACTTGGCCGCCTGCCAGAAACGCTTGCGGTAGATTGCCTTGGCGACATCCACCGGCATGGACTTCATGGGGCCGTTGTAGCCGTTCTGACGGGCCACAGCGACGGTCACTCCCCACATCGTCTCGTTACCTGGATCTGATGGGTGATTGGAGTAACTGCCTTCCACGCCTAATAAATGCGTAAAGGCCGTGTCAAAGTCCATCAGCGTTTCCGGTCAGGCGCCACAACGCCCACGCCACCAGCCAGTGCCAGCCCCACGCAGATGATGGCCTCGCTCATCGCCGGGGCAATCGGCACGCCAGCTGCCGTCAACAGCAGAATGATGCCGCGCCAGGTGGACGGTTCTTTCAGCCTTTCAATGACGTATTCACGGTTCATTTCAACAACTCCCTGATCGACACGTTACCCAGCACCGCCGCCGTGGCAATGACGCCGACGATCCAAAACACTTTTTGCACCACCGACTTGCCCACGTTAGCGTAAATGTCGGTGGTCATCTTCTGGACTGCCAGTTCGGCCGCACGCTGGGCGATCAGTTCAATCTGATCATCCGTAAGGCTGGGCCTCGATCTGCGATCCGGCCCGGTGTAGAGCGTTTCCTCGTCCACGGCGATGCCCTTACTTTTTCTTGGCTTTCGCCTTCGCGCCCTTGGCGACTTTCGCCATGGACTCGTAGGCTTTCATTTCCATCTTTTCCTTTTTCATCTCGGCAGCATCTTCCATCTTTTTCTTGCGTTCCTCGGCCTTGCTCTTGGCCTGGCGCGATGGAATGGCCACTGCGATCATGATGGACGGTGCGCCCTTCATCTTCTTGCCTTTCATGTTAAATGCCCTCGCCTTGGACGATATAGACCGTGGACGCGCCAGCAGGAGCCAGCCCGGAGAAGAACGCATCAGCCGGGAAGCGCAGGACTTCAACAGCCCCAGCGACCAGCACAACCGTCTCGGACGGGTTGCCCGCTACAGCCGCGACAGCCTTGGTCTGTGCTTCGGTGGCCGTGTTGCCCCACGCCAGATGCACCGTGTTCGCACTGGCGTTGACGATGCGGTACTGGCCTTTGGCCTGCGCCTCGTACCGACCATAAACCGGCACTTGCACGCCAGCAGGAGCCGCAGCGGCCGCAGGGATGACGTAAGTCTCGCCCTGCGGGATAAATGGGATTTGTGAGTTAGTGGCCATGTTTTTTCTCCATTTCCGGTTAACTGTGCCGGCCAGTTATCAAGTTATGCGCTCAGAAAACGCAGTGTCAAGATCAAGTTTAAGAAAGCGCTAAAGTTATGTTTTCCATATTTTGCATTTCAGCGGTAATGGTGTAGCACGTCGCATCGCCATATACAGGTGTCATATCAAGCGACCACACACCTCCAACACGATTTAATGCGAACGCTGGCCCAACAGTAGGCCCCCCGCTGTTCCCTGCCGCCACGTTATAAACAGTTGAAATGTTTTCACTAAACGTTATTGCAGCTTCTTGGTACACAGAAACAACAACTTCTGCCAAACCAACAGATGTAGGAAAAGCTCCATCGTAGTAAGAAATCAAAAACCTACACACTCCATATTCAACCCCAGAAACCAAAGCTGCCGTCAACGTAGCGATGGTAGAGCCAGCAGATAAAACGGATTTATTGATCTTTTCTTGGACTTGATTGTCTCTAACACGGCCTTGTGTGTAACGAAACACAGTGCCAGCGTCTAACGATTGTATGTATGGAGGAATGCTTTCATTACCTAAATATTGGCTACCACCAGCAAGACTCTTAAACGTATTTCCATTAAGTGGAAGTCTTGAGTTATTATTTATAACTTTTGATCCACCAATTACCAGAATGTTGTATGTTGTTCCTGGGCTTGTGAGGTTAACAAACGTACAAGAATTTAATGTCAATACGCCTCCGTCTACGGTAATAAATGCCGTCGTTCCTGCATTTGCACCATAGACAAGAAAATTAGTGCAAGAATTTAGTGTAATTGTAGAGTTTCCACAATAAATAGCAGCATCGTTTTTAATTTGAACATTTTCATGTCCGCACCCATTGAAACTCAAAACGCTCACAAGCAAAAAATATGCTCTATCGCTTATGTTATCTGCGGCGCAAGCGTTAAAATTTGAGTATTGAAGTCCGTAGATTGAATAACCAATGTCGCAGTCTCGCATCCAACAGTTGCTTGCGTCCAACGCAGTTCCAGTTGCGTTGCCTGTTCCGTCATCAGCCCATTGCATGCCGACTGTTGTGGACACCCATCCATAAGTTGGGCCGCCGCCAATGCCTTTTTGAGTTTTTGAATTGCAAATGAGCTTGTTAAATTGCGTTAACCAAGAATCGTAGGTAAAAAATCCAATCTGACATTGGTAGATGTATACGTTATCAATAGATAACTTTGTGGTTCTCGGAGCGTAAATTCCATAGTTGACCAAATAGCCGTCACTTTCTAACGTTATGTCAGATATTGAGCAAAGTTCGGTGTATTCATTATTTTCATGCCGCAAAATAATGATTGCATTTTGAACGTAGCTGTCTGTCACAGTACCGCCGCGAGAAGTATTGCTACCTACGCCAGCAGTGTTCGTGGTCTTAATAATTTTTGTGCCTGGATTCCCACCGATTGGCGTGTAGTCAACATTTTTAACACCTTGACCAATAAGTTGAACACCAGAGTCCATATAAAGCGGAGAAGTAATTTTATAAGTGCCTGCTGGCAAATATACTTTTCCTGCTGAATTTATGGCGGTCTGAATTGCTAAAGTGTCATCTGTAACACCGTCAGCAACAGCGCCATAATCGAGCACGTTAGCAATAGCGCCATTGATCATCGAGAACGAAACTTTTGTCAGGCTCATTTTGACCTCTTAAACGTTGTATTCAATGAAACCATCAAGTTTATGCCCATCGCCGCCTGGGTAAGCGTTAGCATAAGTCAAAATATCAAACAATGTTGCTGTATTAAAACCAAGCGATTGAATCATGTAACCATTGACGCCGTTTTCTCGTCCGCAACCTGAGCCAAACCCACTGATTGCATATGGAAGCCCACTAACACGCACAGATCCAGCGCCTGTGCCATTAGTTGTTATTTCAATTTGAAAATTAACAAACATCCGACGGCCAATACGGGTAAACGTTCCTGATACAGGGCCCAGTAACGTAATACTCCCGCCGGTAGAGCTTACAGAAGGCGTCCAAGTCCCTTCCTCATACCAGTTCAGCAACTGGCTAGTCATGCCAGCTTGCGGGGTGTTGGCGGTAAAGTTGATGCCTTTTGCCGCCGTCCCAATGACAAGGTTCCCTGTGGACAGCGTTACATCGCCTAGCAGTGTTATTGGCGTTACGATCTGGCTGGCATTGATAGCGGAAGAAGTTGTTTTTAACATGACCTGATCCTCAGAATACGAACTCAATCACCGACGTGAATGGCGGTGCCTGTGAAAAGGTAACGGCGTTTACCGAAACGCTGTAAGTGTTCTTGTTTTGGTAAACGCCGTTGATGTGAATGGCTGATGGAGTAGACGAGACGTTGAAAATGGTCTGCACGCCGTTTCCTGTGGCATTGGAAACAACTTCGCCTCCGCCACCGCTGTATGCGTTGTCATTCAGCGAGTTGTAGACCACGCTGCCATTCTTGTTCTGTACCTGGATCGAGTAGTCCGAATCAGCGTACAACCTCGCAGGCGAGCCAGCGCTGGAAGGAAAGCCGTTGATGGTGCGAATGGGCTGGTCGGCTGGCAGCGTCAGGGCCGCATCCCAATAGACCACGATAGGGTTGGTCAGCGGGTTGAGTCCAGCCGTACCGATCCAGATGTACCCATCCTCCAACGGCTGGCCGTCAGTGTCAGGAAAGACCGGGAATGGCGGGTTGATCGAGAGTGCTGACATTTACCGGGTCTCCTGTTGTATCTCTTTGCCTGCCTGCTGCTCGATGGCAGCCAGCACACGTTTAGCCGCTGCGGCTTCTTCTGGTGAGCCTCTGACCGTCTGGGCCACCTTGGCAGCGGCGTTCCGAACTGGGGCAGACTCGTATATTCTAGCCAATCCGCCAGCCGACATGGCAGCGGCAGCGCCCCCCAATCCACCAAGCTGCTCACCAAGCCATGCGGCTCCAGCGATTGGAACTAGTTGCACTCCTGTTTTGGGAGCAACGCCAGCCTCCCCGGCCCGCCGTGTTAATTGTAGTGTACGCACCAAGCCTTCGATGTTTTTTAAGTCCTCGCCTTTGAAAAACACGCCGACAGATTTGCCATACCTTTCCAGTGAGTTGAGGAACCTTTCAGGACTGATGTTTTCAACGCCACCTGATTCCTCTGCCACTTTTGAAAGTATGCTGCTTCTTACTACGGCTCTTCCATCTGGCGTCAGGTTACGATACAGCGACCTGATTTCGCTTGGCTTTTTGCTGAAAATCAAACGATTAACAGCCTCTGAGTTGGCTTCGCCCTTTTTCAATACAGACTTGAGCGCGTCAACCTCAAGCTCTTTCGCTGTGTTTTCCAAGCGCTTGTTGGAAATCTTCCACTTGTCGAAGTCGCGGCGATCGCCTACTTCCTTGATGAACTCGCCCATATCACGGCGCACAGGGTCATAGATGGCCCGGAGAGCCTTTTCCCCGGCATCTCGCGCTGCCAAGCTCATCGGTCTGGCAGGGTCGTCTTTGAACACGTTGGCCAGCACGTCTTTGCGGTAGGCTTCCATCTGGAACAGGTCACGGCCTTGCAGGTCGGTTTTGATTTTTTGCAGCTCGCGGATAGCCTCGTCTGCGCCTTCAGTACGACGCCTGCCAAGTGCCTCGATCTGGTCATCAATGGCCTGCATGGTGCGCGGCAATTGGACAGTGCCAGCCGGCGCAAGCCTTTCGATGACTTCATTTTTGACCGAAGAATATTTGTTGATATCTGCGCCACGCTTTGTCAGCAAGTCCTTCATGATGTCATCGGGCTGTGCGGCAATGTCATTCATGCCGAACTCATCAAACATGCTACGGATAGCGTTAATGCGTTCTTGCTGTTGCGCTGCTCTTGCTTGGCCTGTTCCTAGCGGCGCTTGCTCTGAAAGAGCTTGCGCGACCTTTCCAGTGAACGTCCTCGGCGGTACCACGTCAGTGGTCATCACTCGCACACCACGGCGTTCAGCCTCGGCAATGTCTGCCGGCAATGTGCCGGCGGTTTGAGGACGAAGCCCCGCCGCCCTTGCGCCAGCAGTACCGCCAGCAATGCTTCCGGCAAGCTCGGCGGCCGTGGTCAAGCCTGGACCTGCGCCCATGGCCTCAGCGGCTTGACCAGCCAGCTCGCCAGTACCAGCCCCTGCCGCACCGCCAGCAATCTGCTGGACGGGTTGCGCAGCCAACTGCTGGCCGACGGACTGGACGGTAGGCGTGCTTCCTGCGGCTTGCATGGCTCGACCAAGGCCAGCAAGGCCACCAGCACCCGCGCCACCAGCGGCCACCACTTGCAGGATCTTCTCGGCCTCACTGCGAGGCTGGGCAACGCCAACTCGTGTAAGAAGGTATTCCATCGCCTCGGTCGGCGTGGCGTAAGTGGTGCCGAAGGCTGAGTTGACGGCCTGCACCACAGGATCGCCCACCAGCGTGGCCATGCCGCCAATAGCGGCACCTGTAGCCGCGCCAGGTAACGCCCCAATGCCACCTACAGGCGCACCGGCCATAGCGCCCAGTGCGGCACCAGTGGCCACAGGCGCGGCACCTCTGGTGACAGCACCGAGAGCGCCCATCATCGTGGTGTCTGGAGACTCAACGCTCTGCTGAATGGTTGATCTGATACGGTCGATCTCTTGAGACAGCACAGCAACGCCTTCAGTGTCGCCAGCAGCAGAGGCGGCATCACGCGCTGCCACGATTTCCTGCAAGGAATACTCAGCCATTATGGGCTCCCTGCTTGAGTGCTATATTTTTGCATATAATTAGATGCTTTCGAGCCTGTTGGGAGTGTAACTACAGGATTAGTTCCGCCAGCGGTTGGTTGAGTTGGACGCTGTGGTTTCTCAACGCCGCCTGGCTGGTAGAACACATTGTCAAGGTTCAATCCGTAGGTTTCACTTATGCGCGTCAAACCAGAGCGCACTTGCTTTTCGCGTTCTGCTGCTGAGTCATAAAGTTTCTCAGCCTGCGATGTATAAACTTTTACCTGCTCTGGGCTGAGTCTCCGACCTTCAAGCGCATTGTTGTATGCGTTTCTGATTTTGTCAGGAACGCCTTTTGCGTTTGCAACAGTAGCTTGCTCGCCTTCCATTACAGCGGAGCCAGGGTCGAGTAGTTTCATGAAGCTGAATATCAACGCCAAATCACCAGCGGCATCGTTTTGTGCGGATATGATGTTTCTGTAATATCGGTCAGTGGTGAAGAAATCTTTTGTCTGCGTGTTGTATTCGGCTCTTAATTTGTCCTCTGCCTCTGCGCGCTTCTCAACAGGCATGACGCCTCGCGCCAATTGCTCGGCTTCTGCTTTTGCGCGTTCAGCCTCTGCACCGGATTTTCTGGCAGCAGCGCGAGACGCTGCTGTAGATGCTTCCGCCTGTGCGATCTGTGCTTTGGTAAGACCGATTTCTTCGCCCAACTTTTTAACGGTGACTTCTACTTGTTCGCGCTCGGCTTTGGCTTTTGCGCGTGATTCAAACGCCTTGGTCGTCTCGTCCCAGCGTTTAGGATTGGTTCCAGCCACCCATAGACCGATGCCTGCCTGTGCGGCCTTTGGATCTTGATCTACTTTTGAGCGTATGCCTTCAATGACGCGCGTATCGCGGCCAGCGTTTTTTCCGGCCGCAATTTCTTCATCCATCATTGCTTTTGCAACATCAGTGTTGCCAGTTTCAAACGCCGTGTATATGTCCATTCCTCTGGTATAAATGGACTCCTTTTCGGCTTCATCCATATCAGCACTTAGCTTCTGGATTTTTTCGGCCTTGTCAGGGTATTTTGCCATCAGGTCATTGAACGAACGAAACCCTGGCTTGCTCAAAGTATCTTGCAAATCCCTTCTGAAATCATTGTCTCGCTTCGCTTCAAAAGCGCCGCCAATCGCTTCGCCCAGTGCTTCGCCGGCCTTGACGCTTTGAAGAAGATTCGGCCGTGGAATCATTGCCATGTAATTGTATGGTGCTGGCATCTGAAAGACTCCCGCTTAAACCGACATAATGTTTTTGTAAGCCTTTGATCCGGCGGTAGCCAGCGACAGAATGTCACCGAACGTCTGACCAACCACGCCGCCCTGACCGAGTATGCCACCGGCACGCGCAGCGCCTTGCTCGCCAAGCAGGCCGGCGATGGCTGCACCAGATTCCAGTGCGCCAGCGCCTTGACGGGCTGCTGATGCTTGGCCCAGTTGCGCGATGTTAGTGGCTGTCTGCGATCCCAACTGTGTAAAGCCACCAAGGCGACCATACTGCTGATTGATCAAGTCGGAGAGCATCTGTGGCCGGAACTGGGCCAGTGCCTCTTGAATGTTGCCACCACGCAGGCCACCAGTGGCAGCAGCGCGTTGGAGCAGGGCGCGTTCCCCTTGTTCGACTTGCGCCTGGAACTCGGGGCTGGCCGACAGTTGGTTTATCGCCGCCCGTTGCGCCTCGGGGCCTCGCAGGCCCGCCAGCGCTTGTTGTGCTTCCAGCGCACCGACACCAGCTTGCTCGTATGGTTGCAAGCGCCCCAACGCGCCGACGCCCGCTTCCTGAAACGGTGCCAACACTTCCATCATTCGGTCAAATTGGCGGCGCTGTTCTTCTATGCCAGCTTGAGCCGCGCCAGCTTGTACTTGTCCGGCCTTCTCAGCTGCTTCTCCGGCTTGAGTTGCCCCGGTGAGACTGCCAATGGTGCTACCGACAAAATTGCCGACCTTTTCAAATGCGTTGCTTATGCCGCCCATGACTGAGCCTCCCATTCCTCGCGCAGCAGGCCCATAATCCAGACCCCTCGCGGTTGACCGTCTTTAATGTAAGCGTGACGCCGCACGCCCTCGTATGTAAAACCCATTTTCTCGCAGTGATTCCGCGCTGCCGGTATCCAGTCAGGGATGTAGCCGGTCAGGCGTCTGATCATCGGATTGGAGAAGCACCACGCCAGAAACGCAGCGCCCAGGGCCCGCGAGTGTCTGGTGGCCCGTTTCTTGAGCAGGACATGCACGTCAAGCTCAATCTCGGATGCCTTGATGGCTAGATACAGACCAGCGAACTGCCCGTCCACCCAGGCGCTCAGGTAAGTGGCCGCAGGGCTGAAAACGGGATAGTGCTTGCGGTGATCATGGGCGATGCGTGCAACGAACGGGTCTGAATAGACCTCGACCAACTGCTCAGTGTTGGCACCTTCTGTGACGGCCACGGCGACGTTCTCCGGTATACGGGTGAGTCGCTGGCGGCTCAGTGTACTCAGCATGGTACAGTGTTGCACATAACCCCCACTTTGTCAGGTCACGATCCGCGCACTAACCCGCGCTGTCAGGCCATTGGCCGCGCTGGCAATGGTCGAGATGAAGTCGCCCGGGTTGAGTACCTGCCCGATCATTTCAGGGCAGAGGTACGTCTCATCCGGCTGCACCGTCTTGGTGTCAATGATCAGGTTGTCATTGCCAGCGGTACCGCCAACGGTCACGAGGTTGACCGAGAACGTCCGGGCCACCGCGTCGTTATTGGTGACGGTGAACTTGTCCAGTATCGTCCGGGCGGCGGTGCTGGTGTATTGCGTGGTTTGAACGGTCTCAAGCTCCTTGGAGATGATGGCCTGCACTGTTACTGTCATTGGACGCCCTCGATATTGTTGGCAACTGTCAGGATTATAGATGGTATGCCGGGATGCGGCGCGGCGGCTGGAACAGCAAGGATTTGAACAGCAAGGTCAGTAGCTGAATAGACCAGCTCCACATAGTCGCCGGCCTTGAGGTCAAAAAAGTAGTTCAAGGCCACAAAAATCTCAGCGTTGTTGCCTTGAATCCGCACCTGGCTTGCAGAATCTGGAACGTCCACGCCGTTCACGCTAAACCACAAATAAAACTCTTGTGCTGGAGACACGCCGGAATCAAGTTGCAGTGAGGTCTGGAAGTTGTAGACGCCTTCTGTGTCAACATAGACGCGACTGGTTATTACGCTGTCTATGTATACACCTTTGCTCAATTGGGTGGAGTTGAACGTAATTAGCGTGGCCGTATTGATGACCAATGGCGATTGCGTAGTCGTATCGTAAAACGCGCCATACCGCGCCCGCTTGAACTCGCGTGGCGGCGGTGCCAGTGCCAGAAGCTCCAGAGACTGCGTGAGCGCGGATATGGCATCAAGCGCTTGCGTACCCTTGGCCTCGGCAATAGCGCAGCACAGCGCGGCATCCTGCGCCAACTGGGCGATGGCTTGCAGCGCCTGCGTGGCCCGATCCTCGGCAGCGCCGGCATTGATGGCCGCCGTCTGGACAATCTCGGCCAGCGACTGGAGCGCCTGAACAGCCTTGTTGTCGGCCTGCCCTGCCAGTATCGTCAGGTCATCAATGGTCGTCGGGGCCAGCGGCTCGACTGTCGCAAACAGATTCTCAAACGCCCGGATCATCTGATGGTCGGGCAGGAACTCCGCAAGTTGTTCGCGGGTCAGTTTGAGTGGTGGCGAATACTTTGAGCCGGCCATCAGTACGCCAGCCCTTCGGCAGTCACTTCAAGGCGCAGGAAAGAGACGTGCGCGTCACTGTCTCCACGGAACCGTTGCATCCGCATATTCCGCATAGATCCCATGCGGAACCATACCAGTCGCTTGTTGGTCTGGCCGATGGTGCCGACGCGGATGCTCTGTTCTTGGCTCCAGGTCAGGCCATCGAGCGAGTAGCTGGTGGCGATGAACGGATCTTGACCCAGCGCCACGCGCCCCGGCAGGGCCACAAGCTCCATCTGATTGATGATGGTGCCGAGGCTGTTGTTGTAGATGATGATGGTGCCGAACTCCCAGCGCACCTTCTCGCCCCAGTGCGTGCCGATTGTGTCCACGGTCGTGCCGATGGTCGTGGAAGTCGGATCTTCGACGTTCCAGCGGTCATAGCACCAGACATAATTCTGCGCCTTGAATCGGGCGATACCTTGAACGGCTGTTACCATCTTGAACCATATCGGCTGACCCAGTACCTCGGATGCCGCCGCATCAAACACCAGCGTCTGGTCGGGCAAGTGAAACATCAGATGCCGGTGCGCCCGATCATTGCGGGCTTCCAGCAGACAGCCGGCCAGCGTGGCCTCGCCGTATTGCAACAGGATCTCGTCAATCTCCTGCGTACTGATCTTCTGCGTGTTGGCGTTCTGCGCCACATAGATGCCTGGCGCTTCGTTTCGACCACTGCCGACAAAGGCGATGGCATCAAGGAAAACGCAACAGGTATGCGTGCCGATACTGCCCTTTTGGATCTGCGCACCGTCCACCGGCTGGAACGGAAACTGAAGTGTCGAGCCTACGTTTTCGAACACCTCGATGGTGTACCTGTTGATCGCGTTGGCTTCGTTGCGCAGCTTGATGATGGCGTTGATAGGATCAGGGTCAAGCTCGTTGGACGCATAGGCAAACGGCAGGACGTTCAACGGGTTCAAAATGTCAGTGACAATCAGGAACTGGCCGTCAGTCGTCATAAAATAGCCGTCAATCCAGATGACATCGAGGACGGTGCCGATGTTCGGGTCTGTCACCTGCGTGAGCGCAACGCCGTCCCAATAGAACAGATTGCCACCAGAGGCGATTGCGAGGCGGTCAAACGAGTAGACCATGCTCACATAGCCTGTGCCGCCAACGTCGCCCAAAACGGAAACAGTGCCGTCCTGCGCGATCTTGACCAGCTTGGTTCCCATGACGCGGTACAGCTCATCATTCCAGTTGATGCCACCACGGCCGATGCCTGGGCCAGCACCATAACTCACCAGCCCATCCGTCGGGCGCAGGAACTCCGTCGAGACGCCGGACTGCTTCGGCACCGGCATCATGTTGACCGGATAGCTCGTCCGAAGGTCGGGGCCGTTGTCACTGTAGATGCCGGATACAATCGGTATTTGGGGCATGGTTCACCATTTAACTTTATCAGCCCAGTACGCAGCGCTCATCTTGCCCTTGCTGATGTTCTTGGCGTGGCGTGCTTTGAATGACTCGCGCTTTTGCTTCATGCGCTCAGACTCACCGGCTTTGGGTTTGCCTGCCGTCTCCGCGCCTTGCTCACCAAAACGAATCGTCTTGATCTTGTCGCCTTCTTTGGCGACCACGATATGAGACTTTTTCGGATGGCCAGGCGTGCGCTTCGGCTTGTTGTAGCCTGAAACGCCAGCGCGAGCGAGGCGCGAGTCTTTTTTGGCTGTCATGGTTTATACTCTGTACCACTTGGTTGTTGATGCTTGTTGATTAGAGGTATTCGATCCAAGCGTCATATTCTCCACCCGCACCAGACGCAGCCCATGTGATCGTAATAACAAGGCTGGCTCCTGTCACTGTTACGCTAGCCACATTATCCCCTGGGGCAACAAATGTACTTGACTGCTGTGCAATTTGCACAATGGTTGCATTAGACACAAAAACCCCATCCCAAATTGAGTGCCAAGCGCCGCCCGCAGAAGATTTAATTGTTAGTTTTCCTGCCTTTAATGATGGAACAGTAATTGTGCTAGTCCCGCCGCTTGCAGTTGTTCCTCTAAATCCTTGAATCACTGGATATAAGCGGTTAACTATCTGAAAAGGATATTCTATGGTGCTAAATACTGTAGACGCTGCCGTATTTGAAACGAGATTTGCAGAGTTGTGGCCTGCGTCCAAAATAAAATTGTCTCGTATAGTCAAATACGATGCTGTTGTGCCAACTATAGAAATTATGTTGACAGTAGACGAGCTTGCCTTAAAAGTATTGTCTTTGACGATAATATAAGAGACGTTGCCAGCTCCGGCCCCAAGCTGGACTCCTGCCGCCGTGAACAGTTCGACGCTGTTGTCAGACACTGTTACGCCTGTTGTGTCGCCGCTGATTGCAAATCCTGTTGCACAAGCACTCGCAATATTGCTTGTAAACCGCAAATTAGAAGGCGCTCCGTTTATTCTGTTAGAAGCGTATCCAGCTGTGCAGTTGTATGCCGAGTTTCCAGATACAATACAGTTTCTGGTAGTTTCAGGAAATATTCCTGTCAATCCAGAAATTACTGTATTTCCAGTAATGGCAATGTTTCCAGTGTCAGGGCTAACCGTTCCGTTTTCATTGTAAACATCAATACAGTTGTCTGCTGTTGTATCAACAAGGTTGTCTGCAATAACTAAGTTGCCGCCACAGTGCGACACTTGAATGCCTATACCATTTGCGTTTTTAACAACGGTATTGTGTACCGAAACATCCGTAATAGTGCTTCCCGTAACGGCTGTTATTTGGATAGCTTGGCCGTTTGCGTTGATAGACGAAATTCCGTCTATTGTCACATTGCTGACGGCAATCAAATAAATATTGTTGCATTGCACGCTTGCGATTTGATTTGCTTTATTCCCATCAATAAACCCTGTGCCAGTAATTTTTACATTGCTGACGCCTACATCAAGCGTTCTTATGGCTCCGTAAAATGCGCCAACGCCGTATACGTTTGATTTTACTTTTAATGTTCCATCAATTTGCAAAACAACATTGTTTTTAAGAACAATTCCCGCAACGCCAACTGATATTCCAGCAACAGAAACCGCGCCAATAATATAAATTCCAGCGGGCACCACTACCTTTCCGCCGCCTGCTGAATTTACTGCATCAATCGCCGCCTGTATCGCTATGGTGTCATCCGTCACCCCATCGCCAACCGCCCCAAAATCCTTAACGCTGACGGTATCCCGCAGCTTGCTTTCCACCGTCCGAGGCACAGCGCCAGCGCCGGCTTGCAAGAAGATGATGTCAGCAGCGTAGGCATCCTCGGCGTTGTAGAGCGCCACAGGGACGGTATCGGTGCCGTTTACGTTGGTTACTTTGATGGAGTAGTCCACCGCGTTGACGAACAGGCGCGAGCGCACGCCTGCGTTGCTGGGATAGCCGCCAATCGTGCGGATCGGCTGGGCAGCGACTTGCGTGGCCGCTGCGTCCCAGTAAGCGGTGATCGGATTGGCAACAGGATCGAGGCCAGCGGTGCCGATGTAGACGTAGCCGTTTTCCAGCGGCTTGCCGTCAACGTCGAGGAAGGAACTGATAGGGAATTGCGCTGTGTAAGCCATGATTCGATCCTCTTAACCGATGCGGTACCAGGAGTTTGACGCCTGATAGTATCTGAATTTGACGAAGCCACCGGCCGCGATGCTGGTCACGGTGCCATAGATTTGCGCCGCGCCGTTGATGGCGATGGTCAGCGCGTTGATCTGCTGCGTGCTGGTGATCATGACATCGGTGCCGTCAGGCGTGGCCGTGTTGAGCGGCAGAGTCACGGTGCCGGTAGCAAGACCGCCAGCCGGTTGTATCAAGATCCACTGCGCTTGCGATACGGGCGACGGGATGGCGTAGTTAAAGCCTGTCCCCGGCGTGATGAATGTGGTGGCCACCGTTGGCGCGGCGAAGGTCTGCTGGAAGTATTGCAGCAACGCGCTGATCGGCAGGCGTCGAGCATCGCCGTTGTTGGGCGTGTAGATCGGCAACTGATCGCCAGCGCTAACCTGATTGAGTAATGGGAGCTGATTGATGTACGGCATGGCGCGGCCTCAGTTGTTGTATTGCAGCCAGCCATCGGGGCCAGCGTCCACCGGATCGACCGGACGTTGTACAAATGGCTGGTCGATGTTCCACGGCTTATTGCCTGCACCGACCGGCAGCGTATCGGGGAATTGTTGCTCAGGCGGCACAGCGGCGCGTGAGAGCAGCGTGTTATAGCCTTGGCGGGCTGTTGATTTAGTCTCGGCCATGACAGCGCGGCCGTAGCTGGGCGCGAGCTTGATCGCCAGATTGCAAATGATTGCCTCGTTGGCGCTGTCAGGCACCAGCGTCTGCTCGCTCAAGCTGGAATTCTGCGGGCTGCCTGGCAGTGGATAGCCGAGCCGGATGCCCTTGGCGTTCCACTCGGCCATCATGGCATCGAGGCGACGCATGGCGCTTTCAAGCTGTTGAGGTTGCAGGTCGAACGTGTACGACGCCAGACCGATTTCCTCGAAAGCCGCTTCGACGAATTGGCGCTTGGAATATCCCATTTAGCCCTCCAGCGCTTCGTTTACGCGCCTCAGCAGCAGTTTATCACCCGTCCGACCGTCGAACTTGATGCCCATCTCGCGGGCCTTTTCCTCAAGTTCTGCGCGTGTCGGCGGCGCGTTGTCCTCGGGTACAGTATCGACCACTGCTGGCTCTGGTTCAACAATGGCGGCCGCCTGTGGTGCTTCCTTCGGTGTGATGCCTTTGGACGCGGCCACAGCGGCCTCAAGCGTAGGATGCCAGCCCCGGTCGAGGCTGTTGGCCAGTGAGCGCTTATCAAACACCTCAAGCACGCTATAGGTTGTCCCCGACTTCAAACGGATCTTGCCTGGTACTTTGTAGAGTGTATGTTTTGCGCCCATGGTTACATGCCTTTTTTGGTCTTGGTCATTTTCTTGGGAGCAGGCTTAGGAGCCTTGGAAGGCTTGCCGGCTTTCATTGCGGCCTCGCGGGCTACGTTGAGAGAGATGGCCACGGCCTGCTTTTTGGGCCGGCCAGCCTTTTCTTCCATCTTGATATTCTTGCCGATCGTGTCGCTGCTGTAGCCTTTCTTGAGTGGCATTACTTCATCCCCTTTTTCTTGCCGCCCTTGCCTTTAGGCTTGGACATTGCGGGCTTGGCGCTGCATGAACTGGACTTCTTCATCGTTTACACTCCAAAAGGAACGAGGGGCCGAAGCCCCCCGCGCTTTGCATCAGGCGATGCGGTAGGTCACGAACGTATCAGCCGCAGTCTTGCGAGTGCGGAAGATCGCAGACGTAGAAGCAGCAACAACGGCTGGGCCGCTGATGTTGTTACCAGAGGTTGCGTTCGTGATGGTCACGGTGTCGGCAGCGGCTACAGAGTTGTTGATCAGTACCCAGTCGAAGGACTCATCAACATTGAACTGCGAGGCATCGTCCATGTCTGCGCCATCGGGCAGCAGAACGGCGATAGTGGCACCAGTGGCCTGCGTCGTGGTGACGATGCCGCCCATGACCTGCGCCGTAGTGAGCGTGCCAGCAGCGTTCTGTGCAGCAGGTGCGCCCTGATAGGACACGCCAGACACCACAGGAGCCACGCCGATGCTGTACAACAGGTCGCTTGAGCCGGGGCTCAGAACCAGCGTTGCGCCGCTGGCGTAGGGGCCGAGGATCTCGTAGCCGCTGAACGCGGCTTCAAGGTCTTCCTGCACCGGGTAGTTGGGAAAACCAACCAGTTCGAACACTTGAGCCTGAGCCAGGCTGTAGAGCGCGATGGACTGGCCAGCGGTGAGGGTAACTTGAGCGCTACCGTTTGCGTATGCAATAGAGTTAGACATTGCGATGACTCCTTTGTCCGAATTACGGCTGGCCGAAGATCAGAATACCGGACATTTCGGGCTGCTTGTTCACAACGCCGAACAGAGTGTCGAGACGGTATTTGATGTTCATGTTGTTGATGTCGTAGAACTTCTGCATCACAAGCTCGATGCCCTGATCAGTGGTTCCGCGCATGACAGCCACGCCAGCGTCAGCAGGTACTGCATAACGGCCGGGCAGGATTTCAAGCGCATCGCGCTGCCAGAAAGGGTTGATCGTCGTGGCGTTGGCGTTGAGCCAGGTGATCGCAGCAGCAGCGTTAGGCGCAGTGACGACGACGTTCTGGTATTGCAGTTCTGCATCAGTTCCGCCTTGTGCGGAAACGATGGCAGGGCTGATAACCATCTGCGTGCCGTTCACAATGCTGATGACGCGGAACGTCTTGTCACGGCCAGTCGATTGCTTGGTGATGTGGTGTACAGCTTCCACGTCTTCGATGGTGAACGCGTCGCCCGCAGCGATGCCGACCGTGTTGTTGACGGTGACAGTCTGGAAACGGTTGTCCACGTTGGAGACTTCGCCGGTGACGGCAACGGAAGTCGCAGTCGGCACCCAGAAGTTTCCAGCAGCAACCAGCGTGCTGATCGTGGTAACACCACCAGCAGCAGCGGCCAGACGGTTGGCGTAGTCCATCTTGAACGTCTCAAAGCCAGCAACCATACCGACGAAGCTGCGCTCGTAGGCGTTGTTCGACTTGTTGCCATTAAACGAACGTGCGCCAGTGCCTGCGCCGGTAGCGATGTTGCCAGCCAAACCGTTGTAATCACGGCTGGAGAGCGCGAGGCTACGGTCGAAGTTGGGTACACCTTGCTCATTCATCAGCGCGTCGGCTTGTGCTACGTCGTCGTAGTCGCCGGCGCCGCCAGTGATGGGGACAACCAGCGTGCCTTGAGCAGATGCAACGTTCAGCATGGCGACGTTGATGTCAGAGGCCAGCTTCTGCTTGGCGCTTTCGCCCAGGCGTTGCTCTTGCAGAGCATCGCGCAGCTCTTGCGCGTTCATGATCCACGGCACCGAACGGCTGAAGCCGATAGTGGCAGGAACAGACAGCTGCGTGTAGTCAACGAAGTTGGCCGTCATGTCAGTGCCAGAAAAGCTCTGGCTGATGTACGGCTGCGGACGCCAGATGACGTTGTTAGTGCGAGCCATCATCGTCTGGTCGGTGTTGTAGGTGCTGACGTTCTTGCTCAAAACAAGAAGGTCGTTAAAACCTTCAAGGATATCTTCAAACGCTACGCGTTCTTCTTTGGAAAATGAGTTTGCCATGGTGTGGCGCTCCTAAAATTGATTCAGCGTTTTGCCTTCTGCTGGCGCTTGTAGGCCATGACTTTTGAAAAGTCACCCGTCCTTTCCGCGTCGGCTCGCAGGCGTTCAAGGGTTGAGTCCACAGCGCCGGACACTGGCCCGGTTCCCCGGACGGTTTTCTCTGGCGGCGTGGCCGCTTTACGGTTTTGTACTTTCAACTGCGTCTCCAGTTTTGCCACCGCAAATGCGAATTTCACAGGGTCTTGTATCGAGGCCAGTTCCTTCGCCTTGCTGGGATTTTTGCCGAGTGCGTATACGAGCAGCGCGGGGTTTTCAGCCCCTTGAAGCAAGACACCCTGTTGCGTGACGTTGAAAGTCTCCGAGACTTGCGCCTCAGCGTCTTCAAAGTCGCGCACCTTGAGTTCGCCACGAGCCTTGCCGTAGCTGTCAAGCTTCGCCTGCCAAGCGTTCTGTGCATCGAGTTCGGCGCGTCGTGCGCGGGCCTGGGCCTCATCCGCTTTCGCCTTTCTCTCAAACCATGACGCCAGCTCACTCTCGTACTTTTCAGCATCGTAGTCGTACTCCTCAAGGGTAGGCTTCTTGCCGACAGCGATGGGCCTTTCGGCCGGTTGACTGACGGTCTTCAGCTTTTCCTCAAGCTCGCGCTTTTCGCGCTGCAACTGCCGGTGCTGTTTCCGCAACTCGCGCACCCATTCAGGCGCTTGAGCGTGTTCCTCTTGAGGCGGCGCTTCCTCACCGATCGTTACCATGACCTCATCTTCGTCTACCTCGGGCTGGCTGGCGGGAGCCTGTTCATCGCCTGTTTGCTCGGGTTGCTCAAGTTCTAAGTCTGGTACTTCGACCTCTGCCGTTTCTTCTAACATAATGACCCCATTGTACTCAGCCCAGAACGGCGGGCCGGATGCCGTGATTCCCAGCAGACTGGCGGCACTCGCCGCAGGAACAGTTTGTCAAGGTTGAAAGCAGTATAGTTCAGAATCGCATGAACCGCGCCACCATTTGCGCCAGGAGCCTCAACTGGTCGTCGGTGAACTCTGGCATGCCCTGCCGGCCTTGCGCGCCCTGTGGCGGCTGTGCGCCGGCCTGAGCCACGGCATTCATGAAAGCCGGCTGTGGGCGTTGAGGTTGTAGCATGATCGCCTGTTCAGACGGGGCAGGAGCTGGTGCAGCGGCCGCGCCCTCTTGGAAGGCGGCTTGAGTCGCCATCCGTTTATCCTCTGGCCGCGCAGGCCCTTTGAAGCCGAGGCGGCTGGGCTGCTCAGATGACTGGATCAGCGGCGCAAGCTGACCGAGGCCACCGAAAAAGCCCAGTCGAGGGTTTGACGGCATGGGCCGAATGCCCCGGAACGGCTCCACAGGATTGATAGGCGAGCCGGTCATCGTCTTCTCGCCGTTGCCGTCATTGAGCTGGCTCATCAGCTTGCCGGTCAGGCGGTTAAAGTTGAACAGGGCCATGTCATTTACCTTTGATTGTTATACTTTTTGGAATGTTCTCCCTGATTTTTTCATAATCAGGAACAATCAATTTTTTAATTGGAACATCATATGATTCTTCCGGAAACTTTGCCCGACGCTCTGCCGCCGTCATTCCTTTGCGAGCTTCCGTTGCTCTAGCCTCAGCCTCTCCGGCAAGTTTCATGTACCAATCATTGGTAATCTTATCTTGTATTTTTTCTATTTCTTTTGGATCGTTTTTCTTTTTCTCTGGAAGTTTTTGAATTTTTGCATTTATTTTCTTTTGCAACTCCGGATCAAATAGCCCCATTCCAGGAGAGCCGCCGCGTGCAAAGCCCTCCCGTTGTTGAATGGCATGCTGGGCTTCATGTAGCGTTGCTGATTTTGCATATTCAGGATCAACAATTTCACCAGTTGTTCGCGAGTGACGCATAGGAATTTCAATTCTTTCACGAGCAACTTTTGTTGGCTCAGCATATACGCCGCCTGAATTGCTTGTCATAACTGCCCGCATTGTCTGAAGATCAGGGTATGCCTTGTACAATTCTTCATGTGAAAAGGCCTTTCCAAGTTCTGACGGGTACATTGATGATAGGTCTTGCAAATACTCCAATTCTTTTCCAGTTTGCTTGATCGACTTAGAATCAACATCAGAAATTTCTTGCCGCCACTTATTGTCTGGCCCGCGCCATGTTCCAGTTTCTGACCAAATGGTGCGAGGGTCAAAGCCCTCTGATTCCATTTTGGCGGCCTTAGCCGCAGCGTCTGCGTCCCATACTCTTGCAATCGGGCCGATAAACATCGCCCCCAGCTTGGCGGCGTCCATCGGATCAGGAATGGCAACACCTGCCAAAAATTCAGCCACAGGATTGCGGGCACTGGATATCAGACCGGCTTCTTCCATCTGCCTGCCGATGTACTCTGAGCCGCCCACCACCTGCTCGGCCGGAACGTTGTAGCCAAACGGCCGCATGGCCATCGTGGTCAAATCAACAGGCGCACCAAGGACGCCGGCCACGCCACGGCTGAACGTCTCGCCCAGGCCTCGGATGACATCCTCGCGGAACTTCGGATCTTTGGCGGCTTTGAGTAGGTCGGCCATTTACAGCACCTCGGGCGGTCTGGTTGGCAGGGATACGGGCGGCTGCGTGGCCTGCTGGGCAGCCATTTGGCCGATGATCGCGGCGTTGGAGAGCGCCTGCTCGTTGGCGTCCATGTCCACCTTCGCCAGTGTCTCGATGGTCTTGGCGCGGATCAGCTCGGAGTCGGCCACCGTCCGGACAGTATCGGCGCGGGCGCGGGCAGCCTTGGCGATGGCTTCCTCGGCAGCGGCTTGCAGGAATACCGCGTTCGGGTCTTGCTGTTGCGCGGCCTGCATTTGCTCTTGCATGAGCGCCATGGCCTCATCTTGCGTGGGCTTGATCACGCCCATCTTGAGCAGGCGATTGCGGAAAAAGTCTTTTACGTCGCTGATGCCCTCGCCTTCCATGTTCATGATCGCCATGGACTGCAATACCTGGTTGATCTCGGGATCTTGCGTAATGCTGATCATGCCCATGAGCGCCCGCACCGTAGCCTGGCGCTTGCTGCTCGATGACGGCCCAACGTCCACGTTAACGTCGAAACTGGCTTTGCTCAGGTCGTTTTCCATTTCGACCTCGCCCTTTTCGGAGAGCATCGGCTTCATCAGTTCGACGGTATCGACTTCATCTTGAGCGCCGACCATCTTCATCTTGCGGCCCTTCTCAACGTACACGTCGCGGGCCATTTCCAACCAGACCTCACCGCAACGCTTGACGGCCTTTGACCAGTTGCTGATGTAAATAAAGCTCTGCATGTCCACGCGCTGCTGGATCATCTCAACAGCCTTGCCGCTGATGTTGCTCACCAGCTTGTCAGCCTGTTGCTGGTTGCCCAGCACGTCCTGCATATCCTTCTCGGTGACCGTAAGCAACGCTTCCATGGCTGGCGGCACAACGGGCGGCTTGGTGTAGCCGACAGGGCCGGTCGCAGCCTGGTTGCCGTTCTGGTCGGTCACAGGGTTGAGCAGCAGGTACGGGTAGTTGCGCAGGTTGTCCTCGCTCCACATCAACTGATGGCCGGCCACCTGCTCTGGCAGGAAGATCGGCTTCTCGATGCTGGAGAGCGCGGCGATCTCACCCAGTTTGCTACGCTGCATGTTCGCCAGACGCTGGGCGTCCTTGGCGAGGCGCACATGGCCCATGCATCTTTCTACGTTGTCGATGTACCAGCGTTTCCCGTAGGCCGGCACGATGGGAATGCACTTGCCGGCGATGTGGCCAAGATCCTCCAGGATGCGGGCGCCGTTCATCAAGTATTTGCGCACCTTGCGGCGCTTGACCTTCTTCTGCCTGACCTCGATGCTGCCAATGGCCTCAAGCGTGCGCTCAAGCTCTGGATCGGACTCAAAGTCCAGTTCGCTGTATCTGTCCTCGGTACCGTCGAGGTTTTGATAGATTCGGATCGTCTCCTTCACATCCTCAACGCGGTAGTATTCTGCGATGTAGACCACATCAGGCGTCAACCAGTCGAACTCGGTCTGATAAACCTCTTTCGGCCAGCTTGCCGGGTCGTCGCCCCATTCAGCCGCATAGGCTGCG